TAACAGAAACAAAGATTAAAGAGTTTGAGTTTTATATGCCTGTAAATAAGAAGGAAAAACTTCAAATTGGAGCATTTTTTAAGCAACTCGATAACCTTATCACCCTTCATCAGCGTAAGTTAAATCATTTGCAAGATAAGAAGAAAAGCTTGTTACAAAAAATGTTTCCGAAAAATGGTGAAGATTTTCCAGAACTTCGTTTTCCAGGATTCACTGATGCTTGGGAACAGCGTAAGTTAAAACAACTTGCCAATTTTGCAAAGGGACAGGGTTACTCAAAGAATGATTTAACAGATGAAGGTAAACCGATTATTTTATATGGCAGATTATATACAAAGTATCAATCTACCATTTCAGAGGTGGATACTTTTGCTGTTCCGAAAAGTGGTTCAGTTTATAGCACAGGAGAGGAAGTCATAGTACCTGCTTCCGGCGAAACTGCTGAAGATATTGCAAGGGCATCAGCTGTTGTAAAATCAGGTTTTTTGCTAGGTGGTGACTTAAATATTATCTATCCTAATAAAGATATCAATACTGTATTTTTGGCACTGTCAATTTCAAATGGAAAGCAGCAAAAAGAACTATCGAAAAAGGCTCAAGGAAAGTCGGTTGTTCATCTGCATAATTCGGATTTAGAGGACGTCACAATTTCATTCCCTTGTAGAGATGAACAAGCGAAAATAGGAAGCGTATTCGAGCAACTTGACAACCTTATCACCCTTCATCAGCGTAAGCTAGATCACTTAAAAGAGCAAAAAAAGGCATTACTTCAACAGATGTTTATTTAGAATAATTTAAAAAGAGAGAAGGAAAGAAAATTATGAGTAATAATATACAAACCATTACCAGTAAACTTTGGGCTATGGCAAATGAACTACGTGGCACTATGGATGCCTCAGAATACAAAAACTACATATTAGCATTTATGTTCTATCGTTATCTTTCAGAACATCAAGAGCAGTATTTAGTGAAGAATAATGTTATCGATGTTGCAGATGGAGATTCTATAAATGAAGCGTATTTTAAGGAAGCAGTAGGAACAGATTTAGATGACTATTTACAAGATATTTCATCAAGTTTAGGATATGCCATTGCACCAAGAGATACATGGGGGTCACTGATTAATAAAATTAATGACTCGCAAGTTATTCCTAGTGACTATCAAACTATTTTTGATAATTTTAACAAAAATGCAGAATTAAATAAAGAAGCGGTGAAAGATTTTCGTGGTGTATTCAATGATATAAACTTAGGAGATTCACGTCTTGGAAGTTCTACAAATGAAAGAGCAAAATCACTTAATAATATAGTTAAGTTAGTTGATGGAATTGACTACAAGGGAGATGATGGAAAAGATATACTAGGTGAAATCTATGAATACTTAATAGGTCAATTTGCCGCTAGTGCTGGTAAAAAGGGTGGGGAATTTTACACACCTCATCAAGTAAGTAAGATTTTAGCAAAAGTAGTTGCTAATAGTGTAGAAAAATCAAATGAGATTTTTAACGTATATGACCCAACAATGGGCTCTGGCTCCTTATTACTTACAGTTGGGCAAGAATTGCCTAAGGGTACTTCTATGAAGTACTTTGGACAAGAACTTAATACAACAACTTATAATTTGGCTCGTATGAACTTGATGATGCATGATGTTTCTTATAACAATATGACACTAAACAACGCCGATACTTTGGAAAGCGATTGGCCAGATGGACCAGATGGAAAAGGTATTGACCATCCACGTAGTTTTGATGCAGTGGTTGCAAACCCACCATATTCTGCAAAATGGGATAATGTTGAAACAAAATTAAAAGATCCACGCTTTAGCGATTATGGGAAATTAGCACCAGCCTCAAAAGCAGATTATGCTTTTATTTTGCACAGCATATATCATTTAAATAACACTGGAACAATGGCTATTGTTTTGCCTCATGGAGTGCTATTTCGTGGTGCAGCAGAAGGCAAAATTCGCCAAACATTAATTGAGAAAAATTATCTTGATGCGGTAATTGGGTTACCAGCTAACTTGTTTTATGGAACAAGTATACCTACAACCATTTTAGTATTTAAGAAGAATCGTAAAACAAAAGATATATTATTTATTGATGCCAGTAATGATTTTGAAAAAGGTAAGAATCAAAATAACTTAAGTGATGAAAATATAGATAAAATCATTAATACTTTTAAAGAACGTAAAGATGTGAATAAATATGCTCATGTGGCATCAATTGAGGAAATAAGGGAAAATGATTTTAACTTGAACATTCCACGTTATGTTGACACTTTTGAGGAGGAAGTTCTAATTGATTTGGAAGAAATAAATAAACTATTAGAGCAAGATAATAAGGAAATTGCAGAGCTTGAAGCAGAAATTAATGAACAATTGAAAATTTTAGGTGTGAAAATTTAGAGTTGTTGGTAGTGGGGAAGTGAGATATTCACTTTCCTGCATTTGCTTGGGAACAGCGTAAGTATAGTGATACCTTTACAAAGATACCAAATAATACTCTTTCTAGAGCTGAATTAAATTACAATTCGGGTCTAGCTAAAAATGTACATTACGGGGATGTTCTAATCAAATATGGAGAATTATTAGATGTCGAAAAAGATGAAATACCGTATATTACAGATGCTGCTTTGGTAAACAAATTCAGGTCATCAAAGTTGCAAAATGGGGATGTAATTATTGCTGATGCAGCGGAAGATGAAACAGTTGGAAAGTGCACAGAATTGGTGAATGTAAGCGAAGAAATTGTTGTTTCTGGACTACATACAATTCCATGTAGACCAACATTATCTTTTGCATCAGGATACCTTGGATATTTTATGAATTCTTCTGCATATCATACTCAGCTTTTACGTTTGATGCAAGGAACCAAGGTGTCATCAATCTCTAAATCAGCATTGCAAGATACGGTTATCTTTCACCCATTTGATATTGTAGAACAAAAGAAAATTAGTGAACTTTTTCAACAGCTAAATAACCTTATCACCCTTCATCAGCGTGAGTAATTTTCGATAATTGTACCTAGTTAACTTAATCCTGATAATGAACGCATAACCAAATCTATATCTTTATTTTCAAGTTCCTGAATAATATGTAAGTAGGTTTTTTGTGTTGTTGTCATACTAGCATGTCCTAACCTTCTTGCAACACTTGCAATTGATACACCAGCAAATAATAAAAGAGAGGCATGTGTGTGGCGTAATCCGTGAATTGAAATTACTGGAACTTTAGCCTTGTTGCAATATCTTGTTAATATGTCATTAACAGTTGAATTATATACTTTTTTTTCTGTAAATATGGGTTTATCTACTGGTAATCCCTTTATTAATTCAGAAAACTGAATTACTGTTTGCCAGTCAATTTGTACTTTTCGTACAGAGGATTGATTTTTTGTTGGAAGAAATCCACCATTTCCTTTATAATCCCATGTTTTACTAATTGAAAGCATTTGATGTGAAAAATCAAAATCTTTAGGTGTAAGTGCTAATGCTTCTGAAAAACGCATACCAGTTTTTCCAACTAAAAGAATAAACCATTCCCAGTTTACTTTTGCTTGTAAATCAAGACTGCTTAATAGTGTATGCAATTCAAACTGATTTAGATACTTTGGCCTTTTTTCTTTAGGAGTTTTTCCTTTGATTATTGCCTTACGTGTAGGATCTCTATCAATTAAACCTTCATCCACTGCATCTAGAATTGCAGCTTTTAATTGATGATGGAAATCCATTGTTGTTTGACGTTCATGACACATAGCATAGTCATTAAGTAATTGTTGGTATGTTATACGATTTAAATCGCAAATCATAAGATTTGGGATAAGTTTTTCAAGCCACTTTTTTGTCATAAGATATTTATTCATAGTCACTTTTCTTATTGCGCCATCTTTGTATACTATAATCCATTGAGCATAATATTGGTAAAACAAATCAGTCCCTTTTACTTTTTCTAACATTATTAATTCCTCCTTTTGATTTATCGAAAATTGCCTCACGCTGATGAAGGGTGATAAGGTTATCGAGGTTCTTGAAAAATTCTCCAACAAGCTTTTGTTCTACATTAGAGGGTATAAATATCTCCATCTCCATAGTTTTATTTTTAGAAATGTTATATCTTGAAATACCTTGTGCAAGTAACTTAAAATTTTTTCTTATACTTGGAGAACGTAGCATATATGCCAAGTAATATGGATTAAATTTTTCTGTTGGTCTGTATCCAAAACAGAAGCTGTTTAGGTACGTATTAACACTATTTCCAAGCCATACAGAAGCCATACCAACTTCATCTGGTGTCTCTGATGATGTTGTAAATAAAACATCACCATATTTCACTTTGCTTTGCTTACTGTCAATTTCTACTATGTCCACACCGTTTAAATCTGATACTGGATTGCTGAAAACATTCATATATGTTACGAATCTTGCATCACCATGACCAAAATCATCTTTAGTTTTCCCTGACAATCCTGTGAATGTTTCACCAACATCACTTAGCTTACGCTGTTCCCAAGCGTTAGCTGATTATATGAATGAGAGTTTGCGTGAGAAATTATTTTTAAAAAAGTAATAGCTTATACAAATCTACAATTGAAAAATTTTTATAATTTAAATTAAATATTGGGATCTGCTAAAAATGCACTTAATACTTTGTTAATATTGTATTGTATAGTAATTTTGTTACACAAGTAGAAGAATCTATGAATGAAATATTAGTCAACTTTTAAAATTTCTGCATACTTAATATGTGGAGGTGTTTTTTTATGGATAAAAAGTTGAAAGAAGTAATTTTGATGGCAAAGAAGCTGCAAAGGAAACAAATGTTATATATTAATGACAACATTGAGTTTTCAGCAGAATTAAATTATCAATTTATTGCTGCAATAGTTGAAAATTTATGTGTTTATGTACATAAAGATAAATATGAGTCAATTAAAAGTAATGAAGAGGAACTTTTATATGAAATGGCACTATCAGCTTTTGAAGAAAATGATTTGATTTCAGATTTAGATATTGAGTTTGTTACGAAAATTATAAAAGAATACATTAACATAGAAGAGCCTATACTTATTGATGATATTTATGTTTTTGATGTCAACATGGATAAGCTTGAAAAGTTGTATGAAAAGGCTTTAATTCAGATAAAAGAAGGAAAATTCAAAAATATTATTTTTTAAAGAAAAATATTAAATATAAATGCTGATGAAGAAAAAATTATCAACTGAGAAAATCTAATAATCAATAAATGAAGAGAAAGGGGCAAAAAGAACCTCTTTTTCTTATTCTAGCTATTATGATGATTTGATATCTGCACCTCAGCATGACTCCTAACAGGCAGTTTATATCCAGGGGGAAGCTCTGTGTCTAGTGCACACATTACACCAAATGCAGCAAGTAAAAGAGCAATAATAAAGGAAACAGCAACTATTTTTTCAAGTTTTTTTACCTGCCAGACAAACACTTTAGTATTTTTTGTATGATTAGCAATTATCAGTGCAAAAGTAACATTCAGTATAGAACTAAAACTTTTAAACACGTCTGATCTAATTTGTGTTTCGTAAACCTTTCCTTCATAAAATCTAGCTACTATGATGTTAGGGTCCTTTATATCTTCAAATACAATATTAGACTTAATCCAAATTTGTAAGAAATAATATAAAGTGAGCACTGAACCAGCATATAAAGCGGTGAACATTGTAACCATGTCTTTAATACGGATGGTCTGTAAGTATGTAAAATGTCTTAAAAGAAACCTTTCAAAGGCATCTATAATTGGATTTGTCACATTAATCACCTTCCTCATCTTTACTTATCCGTTGAAGAAATCTTTTATAAAGTTCTGTGATTTCATCAATTAGGCTTTCTTTATCACCTTCAGAAACATTCCGCTTTCTAACGTCTGATAACAACTTCTGAAGATTTGGCATTTCATTAAATTGCTCACGTGCGAGTAACGGAATTTTGCCCAAGCGTCTAAACAATTCATCTTCAGGAATTTCATAATAATCGGCTATTGAACGAATTAACATATCTGAGGGAAGCTTCAATCCCTTTTCAATTTCTTTTAAGTATGGTGGCGAAATTCCTAGTGCACGTGCAGCATCAGTTAATCGTATCTTCTTTTCAGTTCTAACTTTTGCTAAATAATCACCTGTATCAAATTGTCTAATAAACTGTTCTCTGGTATCATCCATATATTTTACCTACCTTACCTCAAAGTCACTAATGAAACATCTATGGGAATAATGTAAAATCAATTTTGTTAGCACGTTTGCTAATAGCATAAAAGCTAATATATACAAGATTGCTTCTTTTCATTTCTAGTATTTGTATGGATCAAGTAGTTTATTCATGAAAAAGAATAAAGAAATGCCATTCCAAAGTCATTGGGGGGAGTGTATGAAGGAAGTGATAAAAATATAAAAAGCAACAAATGAAAAGTTTTTTATAAATAACTAAACGGAGGAATAATATGGATATTAATGTGAACTTGAGATTAGAATCACCAGAGCTTATGGCTGCTTTATTGGCTCTTGCTAAAGCACTACCACAAATGCAAATAGGTGATGTTCTGCCAATAGAAAAAGGACAACCAGTTGAAGTTAAAGAGTCAGAGGATAAAACTGAAAGCAAAAATGAAGAATTGGTTAAAGAAGAAATTAAAAAGGAAAAAGTTAAAACTATTGCTTTAGAAGATGTTAGAGCAAAGCTTGCTTCATTAAGCCAATCAGGAAAACAGAGAGCTGTCAAAGAACTAATTACTAAATATGGAGCAAAGAAGCTTACAGATATTGACTCAGCTTGCTATGAAAAACTTTTAAATGAAGCAGAGGTACTTTAATGGGAGCACATGCTTTACTTTCTGCAAGTTCTGCACATAGGTGGATTGATTGTAGTCCTAGTGCAAGACTTGAGGAAACCTTTGAGAACACTACAAGCGTATTTGCAGCTGAGGGAACATTTATGCACGAATTAGGCGAATTGAAACTCAGCAATTATATTGGAGCAATAAAAGAAAGCACTTATAAGAAAAAGCTAAAGGAGTTGCACTCCAGCCAGTTCTTTAATCCTGAAATTGAGGAAGCGGTAGAAGTTTATCTGACTTTTGCAATTGAATTAATTGAGGCAACCAAGCAGAAATGTAAAGATCCAATAATTTTACTGGAACAAAGACTGGATTTTTCAAAATATGTTGAGAGTGGATTTGGAACAGGTGACCTTATAATTGTAGCAGACGGCACACTGGAAATAGTGGATTTAAAAGGTGGAAAAGGTGTGGCAGTATCATCAGAGAAAAATCCACAAATGCAGCTTTATGCACTGGGTGCGTTGATATTATTTGATTGTTTATATGATATTGAAACTGTACGTATGACTATTTGTCAGCCACGAATGGATAACATTTCAACCTATGAGTTATCAGCTGAAGAACTCTTAAATTGGGCAGAGGATGTATTAAAGCCAGCAGCACAGCTTGCTTGGAATGGAGAGGGAGAATTTTGTCCTAGCGAATACACTTGTAAATTTTGTAGGGCAAAAGCTACTTGTAAAGCCAGAGCTGAGAAGAACTTGGAAATGGCGAAATTTGAATTCAGACAAGCATCCTTGCTTACAAAAAATGAAATTACAGAAGTATTATCACAAGTAGATGAAATCGCTACTTGGTGTAAAGATGTATGTGCATGGGCAGAAGCTAGAGCAATTGAAGGTGAGGAATTTGATGGCTTCAAAATAGTTGAGGGTAGAAGTAATAGAACCTATGGTGATGAAAAAGCGGTAATTGAAAAGCTTACTGAAGCAGGGTATTCAGAAGAGGAAATCTTCTCAAAGAACCTTAAAGGAATAACAGCTCTTGAAAAAATCTTAGGGAAAAAAGTATTTACACAAGTACTTGATGGATTAATAACTAAATCTCAAGGCAAGCCTACATTAGTTCCTAGTTCAGATAAAAGACAAGCTATTAAAATAAATAATACTGCAGAAGCAGATTTTAGGGAGGAAATTTAATTATGGAAAATAACAACAAAACAAAGATAATCACAGGAAAGGCACGTTTCTCTTATGCGAATATATGGGAAGCTAAATCAATTAATGGTGGAGATGAGAAGTATAGCGTTTCTCTTATTATTCCAAAATCTGATACAAAGACAGTTAATGAAATTAAGGCTGCTATTGAAGCTGCAAAGCAAGAAGGTAAAGCAAAATTTGGAGGTAAGATTCCAGCTAGTTTAAAGACACCACTTCGTGACGGGGATGTTGATAGACCAGAGGATGAAGTTTATAAAAATAGTTATTTTATTAATGCTAACAGCAAGGACAGGCCACAAATTGTAGATAAAAATGTTAAACCTATTTTGGACCAAGGTGAAGTTTACAGTGGTTGCTATGGTAGAGCAAGCATCACATTTTATGCCTTTAATTCTAACGGAAATCGAGGAATAGCTTGTGGACTTGGGAACCTACAAAAGCTTGCAGATGGTGAACCTCTTAGCGGACGTAGCAGAGCAGAGGACGATTTCTCATCTGCTGATGATGAAGATTTTTTAAGTTAAGGTGGTGAGGTGTATGCGTACCTTAGCAATAGATATTGAGACCTTTTCAGATGTGGATTTGGTAAAAAGCGGTGTTTATGCATACACCGCCTCACCGCATTTTGAAATATTGTTATTTGCCTATGCTTTTGATGATGATGAGGTACAAATTGTAGATCTAGCAAGTGGAGAAAAGTTGCCTAATGAAATTATAACAGCACTTACAGATGTAAATATTATTAAAACTGCCTTTAACTCACTGTTCGAAAGAACTTGTTTATCAAAGTATTTAAATCAAAAATTATCTCCAAACTCATGGCAATGTACAGCGGTACAAGCAGCCAGTTTAGGATTACCTCTATCTTTAGACGGAGTAGCTCAGGTTTTAGGACTAACAGAGCAAAAGATGAAAGAGGGTAAGGATCTAATCAGATATTTTTCAATTCCATGTAAACCAACCAAAACCAATGAACAGCGTACTAGAAATCTGCCACATCATGCAGTGGATAAATGGGATACATTTAAAAACTATTGTAAACGAGATGTAGAAGTTGAAAGAGCAATTCGTAGAAAGATATCAAAGTATCCCATCAGTGAAAGTGAGGAGCAGGTATATATTCTTGATCAACAAATTAATGACAAAGGAGTTTTTGTGGATATGGAATTAGTATCTAAGGCTATGGAATGCGACAAGCTTCATAAGGAAGATACTTTCTCCAAAGCACAAAGACTTACTGGACTTAACAATCCAAACTCTGTATTGCAGCTAAAAGAGTGGCTACTTGAAAATGGTGTAGAAGTAGATTCTTTATCAAAGAAGGCAGTTTCTGACCTTGCCAAACAATCTGATGGTGAGGTAGAAATGTTACTAAATTTAAGATTACAACTAGCAAAAACCTCAATAAAAAAGTATGAAGCCATAGAGCGTGCAGTTTGCCCAGATGGAAGAGTACGAGGGTTACTTCAATTCTATGGTGCTAATAGAACTGGACGTTGGGCAGGCAGATTGGTACAGGTACAGAACCTACCTCAAAACCATTTAAAAGATTTAACGTTAGCAAGAACTTTAGTTAAAGCAGGCAGATTTGAAGATTTAGAACTTTTATTTGAAAGTGTACCACATTTGCTTTCGGAACTTATTAGAACAGCGTTCATACCAAAACCTAACCACAGATTTATTGTAGCGGATTTCTCGGCTATTGAAGCAAGGGTAATTGCATGGATTGCAGGTGAAAAATGGCGTATGGATGTGTTTGCAACCCACGGTAAAATCTATGAAGCCAGTGCTAGTCAAATGTTTAAGGTTCCTATTGAAGAAATTACAAAGACTTCACCACTTAGACAAAAGGGTAAGATTTCAGAATTGGCACTTGGTTATGGTGGATCAGTTGGAGCATTAACAGCAATGGGTGCTCTTGATATGGGAGTAGATGAAAAAGAACTTCAAGGACTTGTTACTGCTTGGAGGCAGGCAAATCTTAATATAACAAAGCTATGGTGGAACATTGATAAAGCAGCACTTAAGGCAGTAAAGGAGAAAACTTCTGTAGTTGTTGGTAAAATTAAAATCCACTATGAAAGTGGAATCCTATTTATCACTTTACCATGTGGCAGAAAGCTATCCTATATTAAACCTAGAATTGAACCTAACAAGTTTGGAAGAGATGCTATTACCTATGAAGGGATTGGTGCTACGAAAAAATGGGAACGGATAGAAACCTATGGACCAAAGCTAGTAGAAAATATTGTGCAAGCTACTGCTCGTGATTTATTGGCTGAGGCTATGCTTCGAGTAGCAGAAAAAGGCTATGACATAGTTATTCACATACATGACGAAGTAGTTATTGAAGCTCCAACGGGGTTTGGGTCATTAAAAGATGCTTGTGACATCATGGCTGTTGCTCCAGAATGGGCTAAAGACTTACCATTACGTGCAGATGGATTCGAGTGTGAGTATTACAGAAAGGATTAATAGAGGGGTGTTAATTTGATAATAGCAGTAGCAAACTCAAGAAAAGAAAAGGTATGGAAAAACATTGAGATTTCATGGGATGATTTTTTAAATAAAGTTAAGACAACCATAAGGACGGCTGAAACAGTAGAAGAATATAAAAAGTTGCCAAAACAAAAGCAGGATAATGCTAAAGATGTAGGTGGATTTGTTGGTGGGAGATTAAAAGATGGTAAGCGAAAAACAGGATTTGTTGAATACCGCTCAATGCTAACACTTGATATGGATTATGCAGATGGTGGCTTATGGGAGCAAATCACTATGTTCTATGATTTTACTTGCTGTATTTATTCTACCCATAAACACACTTCTGAAAAACCAAGACTTAGATTAATAATCCCTTTATCACGAAATGTTACTGCCGATGAATACACAGCAGTAAGTAGAATGGTAGCTTCGGATATTGGAATAGAGCAATTTGATGATACTACTTATGAACCCACAAGACTAATGTATTGGCCCTCTACCTCAAGCGATGGAGAATTTGTTTTTGAAAAGCAAGAAGGTATTCTGTTAGACCCTGATAAGGCGCTTTCAAGATATAAAGATTGGCATGATAGCAGTCAATGGCCTGTATCCTCAAGGCAGACAAGTATTGTAAAACACAACATTTCAAAACAAGCTGACCCACTAGAAAAGGAAGGGCTGATAGGAGTATTTTGTAGAACTTATACCATTGGAGCAGCTATTGATAAATATCTATCTGATGTTTACAATCCAAGTTTAATTGAAGGTAGGTATGATTATGTTCCTGCTGATTCAACTGCTGGTGTACTAATTTATGATGATAAGTTTGCTTTTTCACATCACGCTACAGACCCAGCTTGCAGTAAATTATGTAATGCATTTGATTTAGTAAGGCTCCATAAATTTGGAGAACTTGATAGTAAGGTTGATGAGGATACCTCTCCATCAAAATTGCCTTCTTATAAAGCAATGCAGGAATTGTGTATTGCTGATGAAAATGTTAAAAAACATCTAGCACAGGAACGTATAGAGCAAGCAAACACGGAATTCACTATAGCTGATGATAATTGGTACGAAAAGTTATCTATCAATAAAAGTGGACAAATAAAAGATGACCTACAAAATCTTGTTGTTATTATGCAAAATGATGAGAATTTAAAAGGTATAGCGTACAATCAGCACCGCGACGGAATTGATGTTAAAGGCAAATTATCTTGGAAGCAGGTTAAAAGAGGGTGGAATGATTCTGATATGTCAGCACTTAAAGTGTATTTTGATAAGACCTATGGGGTTTGGTCACCAACTAAAACAAAAGAAGCACTTATTGCAGTTGCAGCAGAGAGGGCATACCATCCTATCAAGGAGTATTTAGATGCTTTGCCAGCTTGGGATGGTATAGAACGACTAAATACACTTTTAATTGATTACTTGGGAGCAGAAGATAATGATTACTCAAGGGCAGTAATAAGGAAAACACTTGTGGCAGCAGTTGCAAGAATTTATGAACCTGGTACAAAATTTGATAGTGTTTTAATACTTAATGGTCCTCAAGGTATAGGAAAAAGTACGTTCTTTGAAAGACTAGGAACTAAGTGGTTTTCTGACAGTTTAACCATAACTGATATGAGAGATAAAGCTGCAGCTGAAAAACTTCAAGGATATTGGTTACTTGAACTTGGAGAACTTGCTGGAATAAAGAAAACAGATGTAGAAACCGTAAAATCTTTTGTTTCAAGAACAGATGATAAATATCGTGCTAGTTATGGGGTTAATGTTGAAAGCCATCCAAGGCAGTGTGTAATAGTAGGTAGTACAAATAGTGAAACAGGCTTTTTAAGAGATATCACTGGAAACCGTAGATTTTGGCCTGTTAGAGTTAGTGGCAATAGCATAAAAAAAGCATGGGATTTAAAAGAAATAAATGAAATCTGGGCAGAAGCATTATTTGTATATAGAAATGGTGAAGATTTATTCCTTAAAGGTGATGAGGCACAAATAGCCATAGATGAACAGGCTGATGCTATGGAAACTGATGACCGTGAGGGATTAGTGAGAGAGTATCTTGAAAAATTATTGCCAGAGAATTGGAGTTCTATGAGTTTATATGAACGAAGAAACATCTTAAGTGGAGGAGATCTTAGTAGCCCTACAGTTGGTACAGTAAAGCGTAAACTTGTTTGTCCTATGGAAATATGGTGTGAGTGTTTTGGAAAAGATTCGGCTAATCTTAAGAAGGGTGACTCTTATGAGATTACTGCAATAATGGCTAGAATTGAAAATTGGAAGTCTTACGCTGGAACGAAAAGTGGTGCTACAAGATTTCCAATTTACAATAAACAAAGAGCATTTATGAGAGTGGAATAAGAATAATTCAATGAAAGATTGTTCCAAAATCAGTAGGAACGAAGGGAATGAACCGTTAGGTTGTACCAAGGGTTTGTTCCATTAAAGGAGTCAGTTACTTAGCCAGTTTTAGACGTATGATGGAACAAGAAACAAGAAAATCTCCTTTGAGATAAATAATAATAAATAAGTAGTATATACCATGTAATATGTGATATAACACGCGATAGGGTTTTTAGCACCTTTGTTCCAACTATTGTTCCACTAATTTTGAAAGGAGAATTTATGTAAATATTATGAAAAATATTATAGAAAATATATTAGAAAATGATTTTGTAGAATATACAAAAGTTTATGAAATAGCAGCACTTCATGGAATGACTAAAAAAGAAGTTAAAAAAGTAAAAGAAAAACTAGGTGTGCAAACAGTGACATTAGTGAATGGAGAGGAAAGACTGTGGTTATGGTATATTCCGAAAAACATCTGGAGCAGGTACTTACCAAAGAAGTTAAAAAACGTGGAGGGTTAGCATTAAAGTTTATTTCCCCTGGAATGATAGGGGTTCCAGATAGGGTAATTATGATGGAAGGTGGGAAACTTGCTTTTATTGAGCTTAAAGCTCCTGGAAAGCAAATGCGACCACTTCAAATAAAGAGAAAAAGACAATTGGAATCATTAGGTTTTTTAGTTTATTGCTTAGATGACAAGGCGAAGATTGGAGAAGTGCTTGATGAAATATGTGCCACATGATTATCAAAAGTATGCTGAAGAATTTATTATAAACCATCCTGCTTGTGGTTTAATGCTTGATATGGGACTTGGGAAAACAGTAATATCATTAACGGCAATTTGGCTTTTGCTATTTGATTATTTTGAGTTTTCAAAGGTGCTCGTAATTGCTCCGCTTAGAGTAGCACATGATACTTGGAGCAAAGAATGTGGGAAATGGGAGCATTTAAAAGAACTTAGAATTTCAAAAGTTTTAGGTAATGAAAAAGAACGTAGATTGGCACTAACACGCAAGGCTGATATTTATATTATAAATCGTGAAAATGTGGAGTGGCTTTGTGATAATAATAAATTTGATTTTGATATGGTGGTAATAGATGAATTATCAAGCTTTAAATCACCTACAGCTAAAAGGTTTAAAGCACTTAGAAAAGTTAGACCTAAGGTAAAAAGAATAGTGGGACTTACAGGTACACCAGCACCAAATAGTTTAATGGATTTGTGGAGTCAGATAAACTTACTTGATATGGGTGAAAGATTAGGAAGGTTCATTACTAATTACAGAAATGAATACTTCGTTCCTGACAAGAGAAATCAGCAAGTAATCTTTAGTTATAAGCTAAAAGAAGGGGCAGAGGAACAGATTTATAATAAAATTTCTGATATATGCGTTAGCATGAAAGCCTGTGATTATTTGAAAATGCCACAGCGAATTGATAATGTAGTTGAAGTTCAAATGTCAGAAAAGGAACAGGCTCTATATAAAAAACTAGAAAATGAAATGATATTACCTTTTACAGATGGGGATATTGATGCAGTAAATGCAGCAGCACTATCAAATAAGTTACTTCAAATGGCAAATGGTGCTGTGTATGATGAATTTAAAAAGGTAAAAAACATTCACAACAAAAAGCTTGATGCTTTAGAGGATTTAATTGAAGCAGCTAATGGAAAAGCAGTTCTTATATTTTATGCTTATCAGCATGACAAGGATAGGATAATGAGTAAATTTAAAGTAGCTGAATTAAACACATCAGAGGATATTTCAAAGTGGAATAATAGTAAAATACCAATAGCAATTGCACATCCAGCTTCAGCAGGACATGGACTTAATCTTCAAGCTGGTGGAAGTACTGTTATATGGTTTGGACTAACGTGGAGTTTGGAATTATACCAACAAGCTAATGCAAGGTTATGGCGGCAAGGACAAAAAGAAACAGTTATTATTCATCACATTACTACTAAAGGAACAATTGATGAAGATGTTATAAAATCTTTAAGTAAAAAAGAAATAGGACAAGATACTTTAATAAATGCTGTTAAAGCAAGAATTGGAGGTGGGGTTAATGACTAAACAAGAGTTATCACAGCTATATTATTTAAATAGAGAAATTGAACAACTTAAAAGTAGATTAACAGAGCTAGATTGTATTGCCACCTCTACCTCTTCAAGAATAACAGGTATGCCACATGCTTCTGGCATTTCAGATAAAGTTGGAAAATATGCTGCAGAGATTGCAGACCTTAAAGAACTACTAGATTTAAACTTGAAGAAGTGTTTCTATGAACTTAATAGGCTTAACAGATACATAGAAAGTATCGAGGATAGCCAAATAAGAATGATCATTTCACTAAGATATATTAACGGATTAAGCTGGCAACAGGTAGCATTTAGTATCGGTGAACATGATGAGCAGTATCCAAGAAAAAAACACAATAAATTTTTAAAACAAATGAAAGTGGACGAAAATGACGAACAGAATATGATTTATTAATAGTATGGGACAATGTAATGGAGGATGAAAAATGAGTTATAAAGATGCATTGGCAGATGGCATTAGATACGAAAAACAAGGTAAGGGCAGTAGTGCTTACTTTCCACCATGTCATATTTGTGGTGAAGAAACATTTTCATTAAATTATATACCAAGTAGAAAATATACTTGTGAAAGATGTAAAAAACGTAGAGCATCATATTCTTCACACAGAAAAGGAATGGCAAGAATGCCAAAGTTATAAATAGATAAAATTTAAAAAGATGACGAAAAAGACGAAACAAATCTGCTTTAGTAATATTATAGAGAAATATTCAAAAGGCATCTGCTATGAAAATGGTGGGTGTTTTTTATATGGAGGAATATAAATGGCTAATCATAAATGTAAAAGATGCATTTGGAGCAATAAGATAAGCGAAAACACTTTAATGTGTATCTTTCCTAAATGCATCATGAAAGAAGAAAACAAAGTGAAGGTTGTAACAGAAAAGAAAACAGAAGTTGTTTCTAAAGCAAAGACATCTTGTAAAGGTAGAATGGCAAGGAGAATTAGAAATGTGTCCAAGAAAACCACGAAAACCTTGTAGATTTCAAGGTTGTGCAGAATTAACAGAAGAAAGGTATTGTGATAAGCATAAAAAACAAGTTGATAGTGAATACAATAGGACAAGCAGACCTTTTAAACATTTATACAATACTAGCAGATGGAAGAAGTTAAGGAAACAATTTTTACAAGAGCATCCTCTTTGTGTAGAGTGTGAAGCTAAAGATGTTATTAAAGCTGCAACTGTTGTGGACCACATGGAAGTTCATAAAGGTGATGAAGATTTGTTTTGGGATGAAAGTAACTGGCAGGCTTTATGTAAGCAGTGCCATGACAGGAAAACAGCAAAAAAAGATGGCAGATGGGGAAATAAAAATAAAATTTATACGTACTGATTTAAATAATTAGTTTGAGAGGATTGCAGATTATATATGCAACCTCTTTTTTTCTATTAAAAATAGAAGGTTGGTGCAAGAATGAAAGAAATACCAGGATATCGAGGTTATTTTGCTTCAGAAGATGGGAAAATAATTTCAACTAGATCTGGCCAACAACGAGTATTAAAACAAAGAATACATAAAAGTTACTTGCATGTGCAAATAAGTAAAGACACCAAAAGATCTGTTAAGGTTAAAATGCCTGTGCATCAATTAGTCTTAATGGCTTATGTTGGTAATAAACCAGAAGGTTTTGTATGTAGGCATTTAAATGGCAATCCATTAGATAACAGAGTTGAAAATTTAAAATGGGGAACAGCTTTAGAAAACATACAGGATTCTATTAGGCACGGTACCGCAGCATGTTTAAGGTTTGGTGAAAAAAGTTTAGCAGCTAAATTAAAAACTGTAGATGTATTGGAAATTGAAAGGAGAGCAAGAAGTGGAGAACCTCAAAAGAAAGTGGCAAGTGATTATCAGATTAATCAAAAACACGTAAGTGATATAAAACTACATAGGACATGGAAGCATTTGTGGGAACATACCCGGATGGGGGGATAAATCGCTGTGAAATGGCTTAAAAAGGCCGGGTGCTTCCCTTCATGTGAATTTTCGCAGAATTAAGCAAGGGGGGTACTAAGAAATCGCAAAATAGAAAGTTCAAATTAAGTAGCTACAAGAGTTTGTGGTTATTTTTTTTATTGCGTAAAAGTTTATTTTAAGGAGCAGCACACATGACGGATTATGAAAAAGAAAAGATAAGAGAATTAAGATTGAAAGGCATTGGATACAAAGGGATTGCAGCACTTTTAGGATTATCTAGGGATAGCATTCGAAGCTTTTGTAAGCGTAATAATTTAGATGGAGCTTCATGTGTAGTTTCGTTAAATATTGAAGAAAAATTAAAGAAAAATCTACTATGTGTTTGTTGTGAAAAACCTATTAAGCAAAAAGACCAAGGTAGAAACAGAAGATTTTGCTCCGAAGAGTGTAGGCGGAAATGGTGGCGTGAAAATCAAAGTGAAAGAAATAAAAGTGAAGATGCTACTTACAAATACACATGTTTTCACTGCGGCAAAGAGTTTACCGTTTATGGTAATAAGAAACGGAAGTATTGTAGTCATAACTGCTACATAAAAGATAGGTTTTGGAGGGACGATAATGGAATTTAAAAAGTTACAAATAGATTCTCTTGTACCTGCTGAATATAATCCAAGGAAAAAGTTAAAGCCAGGAGACAGTGAGTTTGAAAAGATTAAGAATAGTATAAATGAGTTTGGTTATGTAGATCCTGTTATCGTAAATAAGGACTTAACAGTAATTGGTGGTCACCAAAGAATATCAGTATTAAAGACACTTGGAGTTACTGCGATTGATTGTGTAATTGTGGATGTAGATAAAACTAAGGAAAAGGCACTTAACATTGCTCTTAATAAAATAAGTGGTGAGTGGAATAAAGAACTACTTGCTGATTTAATTAAGGATTTACAATCTCTTGATTACGATACATCCTTTACGGGATTTGATCCACCAGAAATTGATGAACTGTTTAATGAAATGCATCCTAAAGGTGTCAAAGAAGATGGTTTTGATGAGCCGCTTCCTGAAACTCCAATTACAAAGCAAGGGGATGTTTGGCTGTTAGGTAGGCACCGTTTAATTTGTGGTGATAGCACAAAGCTTGAAACTTATACAAAACTTATGGATGGGAAAAAAGCAAATCTTGTTGTGACAGATCCCCCTTACAATGTGGCATATGAAGGGAATGCAGGTGTAATTCAAAATGACAACATGGATGATAAAAAGTTTCATGAGTTTTTACTCAATGCTTACAAGGGTATGTATGAAAGTCTTGCAGATGGTGGTTCTATTTATGTGTTCCACGCAGATAAGGAAACTGTAAATTTTAGAGTAGCCTTTAAAGATGTAGGATTCTTTTGTCATCAAACTTGTATTTGGGTAAAGAACTCACCAGTACTGGGACGTTGTGATTATCAATATAATCATGAACCTGTGCTTGTAGGTTGGAAACCTACTGCTGGACATAAGTTTTATGCGGATAGGAAACAAAGAACCACTTGGAATTTTGACAGACCAACAAAATCAAAATACCATCCAACAATGAAACCAATAGCATTAGTAGCGTATCCTATAACAAATTCAAGCTTAACTAATTCTATTGTTCTTGACCCCTTTGGTGGAAGTGGTTCAACTCTTATTGCTTGTGAGCAAACAGATAGAATTTGCAATACTATTGAACTTGATGAAAAGTATGCAGATGTTATTGTTAAAAGATATATTGAACAAGTAGAAACTGAGGATAGTGTGTTTCTATTAAGAAATGGTGAAAAAATTAAATACGCTGATGTAAAAGAGGAAGGTTGTGAGTTATATGACCTTCCTTGATTTTTGAGAGTGTTTTTATAAGAGGAAAATTGTCGTTAAAATCATGTGTTTTATTTGATAGAATCTAGCATATATAACTGGCTATGTACCCCTTTCAGAGGTAATATGTACACTACCAAAAGGTAATAAACACACTTTGAAAGGGGTAGAAAACATTGAAAAACCAAACAATTGGTGTAGAAATTGAAATGACAGGGATTACCAGAAAGAAAGCCGCACAAGTTGCAGCAAAGTTTTTAGGAGGAGTAGTTGAAAAAACATTTGATAACTACGATACCTACAAAGTAACAACACCAGATGGCAGAGTGTGGAAAATAATGAGTGATGCAAGCATTCAAACAATGAAAACCTCAAGAGGAAAACTTGTATCAGCAAATAAGGAATATAGTGTGGAACTAGTAACACCAATTTTAAAATATGATGAGGATATTGAAACACTGCAAGAACTTATTAGGCAACTTAGGCATGCAGGTGCGGTAAGTGAAAGCAAGCTTCAATGCGGTATTCATATTCACATAGGTGCAAAAGAACATACACCAAATACCTTAAAGAACTTGGTTAACCTTATGGCTTCAAAGGAAGATTTGATTTACAAAAGTCTTGAGATAGACCCTGCAAGAGTTAGATATTGCAAGAAGGTCAATGAGAATTTGATTGAAACCATAAATAAGAAAAAACCTAAAACCTTAAAACAACTGGCGGATATTTGGTATAGCGGTTACGGTGTTGAAAGCAGAGGAAGGCATTACCACTCGAGCAGATATCATGGACTAAATTTGCACAGTACTTTTACTAAAGGCACAATTGAATTTAGACTTTTTAATGGGACTATGCATGCAGGCAAAATCAGAAGTTACATAGTTTTCTGCCTAGCGATAAGTAAACAAGCCTTAAGACAAAAGAGTGCCAGTGCAAAACGTACCCATACTGATAACGAAAAATATACCTTTAGGTGTTGGCTGCTTAGACTTGGACTTATAGGAGATGAGTTTAAAAATTGTAGACAGCACCTTATGAAATCCCTTGATGGGGATGCAGCTTGGAGAACACCAAGGATTGCTTGAAACTAAAATTACAGCCACAAAGTACAACACAATTACCTTTGTGGCAAACTAAATATTATAAAGGAGAAATGATAAAATGGCAGAAAAAACAAAGCTGTATGTTGCATATGGCTCAAATATGAATTTGGAACAAATGAAACAAAGATGTCCAAAGGCTAAGAATATAGGAACTGGAACGCTTGATGATTATAAACTAACTTTTAGGGGAACATATAAAGGGGTTGCCAATATTGAACCTTGTAAAGGTAGAACAGTACCAATTGTTTTATGGGAAATAACTGAGGGTTGTGAAACAGCACTTGATTTATATGAGGGTTTCCCTAGGTTATATATTAAAAAGGAAGTTGAAGTTATGATGGATGGTGAAGCTACAAAAGCTATGGTTTATATTATGACAAGTGAATATACCAATATGGTAGCATCTCCAACAGAATATTATTTCAATGTAATTGCTAGAGGGTATTGTGACAATGGAATTAATTTAAAACCGCTGATGATTTCATACTCAGAATGCTTATCTTAACTTAAATAATGGAGGAAAATATATGGATAGATTTTTTACGCAGAAAACTTGTGATAGATGTGGTGATTCTTTAGCTAAAGGTAGAATCATGTCAAGGTTTAATACGGATTGCCTTTGCATGGATTGTTCTGAAAAAGAAAAGAAAGATGAAGATTATGAAAAAGCAGTCAAGGCTGAACATGAAGAAATCAAGAAAGGCAATTACAATTATAAAGGTATAAGAGGTTAAATATAAAAAGAAAATTATATGAAGAGTCTGCTAAATAGTAGGCTCTTTTCTTATGCCAAATTTTAAAGATTGGAGGTGAAATCTATGGCACAAAGAGGAAGAAAGCCAAAGCCAACAGCAGTAAAAGAACTGGAGGGCAATCCAGGTAAAAGAGCACTTAATGAATCTGAACCAAAGCCAAATAAAAAAGCACCAAAGTGTCCAACGTGGCTTGATGCAGAAGCTAAAAAGGAATGGCGAAGGGTAGCAAAACAGCTTGAGGATCTTGGTATATTAACAGAAGTTGATATGGCAGCCTTTGCAGGATATTGTGAGGCTTATGCACGTTGGAAACAGGCAGAAGAATTTATATCAAAGCATGGAACAATTGTTAAAACACCAAGTGGTTATTGGCAACAAGTGCCACAGGTGTCTATTGCCCAATCTTATCTTAAGATAATGATTAAATTTTGTGAACAGTTTGGACTTACACCATCTTCAAGAAGTAGGATTGTTACAGATAAAGGTTCTAATGATAGTCTTGACCCTATGGAAATGATGCTAAGGGGAGAGATGAAATAATGTATGATGAAGCAAAGGCACAGAGAGCTGCAAGTTTTATCAACTGCTTAAAGCATACAAAAGGTCAGTGGAGAGGTGTTCCTTTCGATTTACTTCCTTGGCAAGACAAAATCATTAGAGATATATTTGGTAATGTAAAAGAAAATGGATACCGTCAGTATAATACTGCTTATATAGAAATCCCAAAGAAGAATGGTAAATCAGAACTTGCAGCAGCAGTAGCACTTTTAATGGCCTGTGGTGATAATGAATGGGGTGCTGAAGTTTATGGATGTGCTTCTGATAGACAGCAGGCTTCTATTGTATTTGATGTTGCTGTTGAAATGGTGGAGCAATGTCCAGCACTTAAGAAAAGAATAAAACCAATAATGTCAGTTAAAAGATTAGTGTATAAACCAACAAATAGTTTTTATCAAGTACTATCAGCTGAAGCCTATACAAAACACGGACTTAATGTTCATTCAGTTGTTTTTGATGAACTTCATGCGCAACCTAATAGAGAGTTATTTGATGTTATGACTAAAGGCTCAGGAGATGCAAGAACTCAACCACTGTTCTTTTTAATTACTACAGCAGGTACAGATAGAAATTCTATATGCTTTGAGCAACATCAAAAGGCAATAGATATCATTGAAGGTAGGAAAATAGACCAGTCATTTTACCCTGCAATTTATGGAATAGCTGATGATGATGATTGGACTGATGAGAAAAACTGGTACAAAGCAAACCCATCACTTGGTCATACTATAGATATAGAAAAGGTTCGAACAGCGATCCAAAGTGCTAAAGAAAATCCTGCAGAAGAAAATATATTTAGGCAGCTAAGGCTTAACCAGTGGGTTAAACAATCGGTAAGATGGATGCCTATGGATATTTGGGATAAATGTTCTTTTGATGTTGACGCAGATAAACTTAAGGGAAGAGAGTGTTATGCAGGACTTGACCTTTCAAGTACAAATGATATAACAGCTTTTGTTTTAATATTTCCACCAACAACTGAGGATGATAAATATTATGTTCTTCCTTATTTTTGGATTCCAGAAGATAATTTAAAGCTTAGAGTAAAAAGAGATCATGTACCATACGATGTGTGGCAGAAAAAAGGTTTCTTAAAAACTACAGAAGGAAATGTTATTCACTATGGCTTTATTGAAACCTTTATTGAGGAACTAGGAAAGAAATATAACATCAAGGAAATAGCTTTTGATCGCTGGGGAGCTGTTCAGATGGTACAGAATCTTGAGGGGTTAGGTTTTACGGTAGTTCCTTTTGGACAAGGGTATAAGGATATGAGTCCACCAACAAAGGAACTTATGAAAATAACTCTTGAAAAGAAGCTGGCTCACGGTGGACACCCAGTTTTAAAGTGGATGATGGATAATATATTTGTACGAACAGATCCTGCAGGAAATATTAAACCTGATAAAGAGAAATCTACAGAAAAAATAGACGGTGCTGTAGCACTTATTATGGCACTAGATAGATCAATAAGACATGAAGCAAAAGGATGGGTTTATGAATCAAGGGGCATGAGAAGTTTATTGTAAAGGTGGTGAGAATCTGAATAGAGTACAGAAGGCATTTTCAAAATTGATTTTAGGTCAAAGTTTTAGCGAATATGTTCAAAGATTTATGACAGGAGCAGATTTAGAAGATGATATATCAGGGATAAATATTGACCAAGATACTGCCTTAAAATATACAGCAGTATTTGCTTGTAATAAAGTTCTTGCAGAAGCATTTGCAAATACACCCGCTATGTTATATCGGAAAAAGCCAAACGGAGAAAGGGAAATTGCAAATGATTTAGCGATTTATGATATATTACATAATAGTCCTAACGATGAAATGGCACCTTTTAATTTTAAGGAAGCTTGTATGACATCTCTTAATTTAAATGGAAACGCTGTATGTGAAAGACTTGTTGATACCCATGGTAATTTAGTTGGATTATATCCTTACAATTACAATAATGTTGAAATAAAAAGAGATCCAGATACACAAAAATTAATTTACGTCATAACTATGGGTACTAATAAGAAAACCCTAACAAGAGATCAAGTTCTTCATGTACCCAATATGAGTTTAAATGGTATTGTTGGTTTGTCTCCAATATCCTATGCAGCTTCAGCCATAAGACTAGGCATATGTTATGAACAATTTGGAGTGAACTTTTATCAAAACGGTGCCAATTCATGTGGTGCTTTTAAACATCCTGGAACTTTAAGCGAAGAAGCCTTCAATAGACTAAAGAAAGAACTTAAGAAGAATTACACTGGACTGAAGAATACTGGAACACCAATGATACTTGAGGATGGATTAGAGTTTCAACAATTTTCAATTAATCCAGCGGATGCACAGCTCCTTGAAAGTAAATCCTTTCAAATTGAAGATATATGCCGTATTTATAGAGTGCCTCAGCATCTTATTCAAATGCTCGGACATTCTACATTTTCAAATATTGAGCAGCAGAGTCTTGAATTTGTAATGTATACTATGCTTCCTTGGTTTAATCGATGGGAAGATAATATTAATATGCAATTACTTACACCTGCCCAAAGAAAAGCAGGATATTATATAGAATTTAAAGTGGATGCACTTTTAAGAGGAGACATAACAAGTAGAGCAACCTATTATGCTCAAGGTAGACAGTGGGGTTGGCTAAGTGTTAATGATATAAGAAGGCTTGAGAATATGCCTTCTGTTGAGGGTGGAGATATTTATATGCAGCCATTGAATTGCATTGATGCAACTGAGGCAAATGATTACTTTAAAAGGCAAGAAGAATCTAAAAATGAGGCGGCTAATAAAATTTTGAATATGATAAAACAAAAATAATTAGATCTATGTCATAAGACATGGGTCTTTTATTATGCCAAAAATAACAATAGAAAGAAGGTGAGTACTCTGCAAGGGAAAAAGTTTTGGCAGTTTAAAGCCAAAGGAAATAATACAGGAGATTTAATGCTGTATGGAGATATAGCAGATGCTACTTGGTGGGGTGATGAAGTTACTCCAAAAGATTTTAAAGCAGATTTAGACGGTCTAGGAAACATATCAGATTTGAATGTTTACATTAATTCTGGTGGAGGTGATGTATTTGCAGGTCAAGCAATATACAGCATGCTTAAAAGGCATAATGCAACAGTAAATGTTTATGTTGATGGCTTAGCTGCAAGCATTGCAAGTATAATTGCCATGGCAGGAGACAAGGTTATTATGCCTAAAAATGCAATGCTAATGGTGCATAATCCATGGACAGGCGGAATGGGTAACGCAAATGACTTTAGAAAACTTGCAGATGACCTTGATAAAATTGGTGAAAGCCTTATAGCAGTTTATCAAGATAAGACAGGCATGGATAAGGAGAAAATAATAGAATTATTAGATGCTGAAACTTGGATGACAGCAGAAGAAGCTGTTGCCAATGGTTTTGCTGATGAGATTGAAGAAGATAAACAAATTGCTGCTTCAATAAACGATAAAACCTTTGCTATCAATGGTTTAAATGTAGACATATCAAGGTTTAAAAACTTTAGGAAAGATAAATTAACCCCAAGTAACAAGCTTGATGAAATAGAAAACAAGGTTAATTCTCTTGAAAAGACAGTTTCAGGATTGAAAATTAGTGACATAGTTAATTCTATAGAAGGTCTTAAGGAAATGATAATTAGTCAGTCAAAAATTACTGAAAAGAGAGAAGAGAAAACAAAAGATAATTTGCAGTTAGAAAAACAAGTGAATACGGAATTGGTAAAAGCAAAATTAGCTTTAGAGTGCGAACTTTAAGGCTTTTTTTATACCCAAAATACGAAAGCGAGGAAGAAAAATTGAAAGAACTATTAGAAAAATTAGCAAAGTTACAAACGGAATCAAAGAATTTAATATCTAAAGAAGATGCTACAGCTGGCGAAATAAATGCAAAACTTGATGAGATTAAAGCCTTAAAAGCAAAAATTGAAGCACAAAAACAGATTGATGCAATAGAAGCGGAGGACGCAGTTAAAGCAGAAGCAGAAAAGAAGCCAGTTAATATACCTTTATTTGCTGAGCCAAAAGATCATACTAAGAAAATGTGGAATACTAACGGTGAATTCTTAAAAGCCGTTTACGATTCAGCTAAACCAGGTGGAAAAATTGACCCACGTTTAACCTATAGAGATTCAGCATCTGGAATGGGAGAGCAAGTACCTTCTGATGGAGGATTTCTAGTAGGTCAGGATTTTGCAGAGCAATTACTGCAGAGAACTTATGATACTGGAATATTAGCTCCTAGATGTACAAAAATTCCTATTAGTCCAGGTAAGAATGGACTAGTTGCAAATGGTGTAGATGAAACAAGCAGAAAAGATGGATCACGTTGGGGAGGTATTCAGGCATATTGGGAAAATGAAGCAGATACTTTTACAGGTAAGAAGCCTAAGTTCAACAAGATTGAATTGAAACTTAAGAAATTAACTGGTCTCTGCTATGCAACAGATGAATTATTAGAGGATGCTACAGCTCTTGAAGCAGTAATATCGCAGGCTTTCGCAGAAGAATTTGGCTTCAAGATGGATGATGCAATAATGAATGGTGGCGGAGCAGGCATGCCACTTGGATTCTTGAATAGCGGTGCTCTTGTAACTGTAGCAAAAGAATCAGGACAGGCGGCAGGCTCAATTTTACTTAATAATATAGTAAAACTATATTCGCATATGTGGAGTAGAAGTAAACAGAATGCTGTATGGCTTATAAATCAAGATATAGTACCTCAATTGTACACTTTAAATATAAGTGTTGGTAATAATGCTTATCCTGTTTATATGCCACCAGGAGGAGTTTCAGCAGAACCTTATGGAACGCTATTTGGGAGACCTGTAATTGAAGTTGAACAAGCTAATTCACTTGGTTCAGTAGGTGATATATCCTTTGTCGATCTTTCACAGTATCTACTAATTGACAAAGGTGGTGTTAACGCTGCTACATCTATACATGTAAGATTCCTTTATGATGAAAGTGTGTTTAGATTTATATACAGAGTTGATGGACAACCAATATGGAAAAGTTCATTAGTGCCTTTTAAAGGTGCAAATAATCTTTCGCCATTTGTAACATTAGGAGCAAGAAACTAATAGGGTGGGAATCCACCCTTAATTAAAATTTCAGGAGGAGAATGAATGAGAGAATTATATCATGTAGTTAATGCACTGCCACCAGTAGACAATGCTTTTGCTGGAACAGTGGCAACAGACGTTATAAATATGAAGAATTGGGGACACTGCAGCTTCTTAATTCAATGTGGAGCTGGTGCAGAAGGTCAAGCACAAATAACTGTTGAAGCCTGCTCTGACACTACACCTACAACCACAGTTGAAATTCCATTTTTCTATCAGGAATGTGTTGTAGGAGATACCTTCGGACCAATAATTAAAACAGTTGATGCTAAAGGATTTGAAACATCAGCAGCTACCGATAAAATATATAAAATTGAAGTTGATAATGAAATGCTTACTTCAACTGGTTACAATTATGTAAGACTAAAATCAGTGGAAAAAGTAGTGGGAGCAATAACTGGTGGAGTTCTTGCAGTATTAACAGAAGCTAGATTCATATCTGAAATACCAGATAGTGCATTAGTTTAATTAAATGGAAGAGTATAATTTAACTTTAATAACACCACCTTCCACTGAACCACTAACATTAACAGAGGTTAAATCGTACTTAAGATTAGATGATGCTTCTGATGATTCAGATGATATTTATATAAGTTCACTTATAACAGTTGCTAGAGAGTATTGTGAGGAATATCAACATAGAGTGTATATAACGCAGACTTTAGAACTATCTCTTCAAGAGTTCCCTATAGATGAAACAGATCCACTTAACAATAATTTAAGTGATAGCATTATAGAAATACCAAAGGGCAATTTACAAACTATTAATAGTGTAACTTATAAAGATTCGGCTGGAGTTGTTACAACAATGGAACCGGAAATTGATTATGTTGTAAGCAGTAGAGGAATACTTGGAAGAATATCACCACCCTTTGGTAAGATATTTCCTGTGTGTTTGTTGTATCCATTAGATCCTATAGTAATTAACTTTACTTGTGGCTATGGTGATGATGGAACAAAAATACCTGGAAGAATAAAACAAGCAATGCTTCTTTTAATTAGCCATTGGTATGAAAACAGAATGGTAATAAATAATCTTAGAGGAGTTAACCCACAAGAAATCAGTTTTGCAGTAACAACTTTATTGTTAAAAGACAAAATCACTATTTTATAGGAGCAGAGTATATGAATGCAAATGATATAGACATAAATCCAGGTAGGTATAGGCATAAAATTAAAATTCAAAATAAGAATCTTTCAAATGATAGTGAAGGTATATCAAAGGATGAATGGAAGGATTATTCTACATTCTGGGCTTCATTTGAAGCAATAAATGGTTCGAAATACTTTAGTGCAGCAGCTTCAGCGTCTCAAATAAACACAGTATTTTATATAAGATATCCTAAAAAGCTGCAAATAGACGCCACAATGAGAGTTGTTTATTTAGGTAAAAACTACAATATAAAATACGTAATTGATACTAATGGAGCACATAGAGAACTGCAATTAGCCTGCATGGAGGAAATACAAAATGGCTAGTGGAATTGAATTAGAAGGAATGGATGGGCTCATTGAAAAGCTTCAAACTATGGATACTAAAGCTGACTTAATTATAAATGATGCACTTAATGCAGGTGCAAAAATAATTCTTAATGGTGTTATTCCTAAAATACCTAGAAGTAATTTAACTAAAGAGCATGCAGCAGACCACATTCAGATTAGTAAAGTAAAAAAACAAGATGGTGTGCCTTATGTTTTAGTAGGACCCAATAAAGGAGATACATCAAAGTTCTTTTATCTAAAATTTCTAGAGTGGGGAACTGTTAAGATGGCGGCAAGAGCTCCTTTTGGAAGAACAATTGCAGAAGAAAAAGATAATGTAAGAAATGCAATGGTTAAAACACTTAAGGAAGGATTAGAACTATGATAAATATAAAACCTAAAGTATATGAAGCACTGCAAAATGATGCAACGCTTATTTCTTTGCTTGGAGGAATTATTTCTAACAATGGTACAACATACAATAGAATTTATCAGCTTATGGCACCTAATGCAGATGAATTTCCAAGGTTAGTATTTTGGGAGATGGATAACATAGGTGCAAACTTTGCTGATGATACCGAACAAGAAAGTGAAATATATATTCAAATTGATATATACACAAAGAATCAAAGTACAAGTGATATAGCAAAAGAGGTAGATAATCTTATGAAAAGTATAGGCTTTTTTAGAACTGCCTCAACTGACCAATATAATGACGATAATGATACTCAAATATATGAAAAGCATATGAGATATTCAATAATAATAGCAAATGAAGGTGAGGAATGATAAGAAATGAGTACTCCATCAATTGGATTAAAGAATTTAGTTTATGCAATATTAACAACAACGGATGATGGACAGACTGTACCACAGTATTCAGCAGTTAAGCCTATTTTGGGAGCTATAAGTGCAAAAATAACAAATAAAGTTAATACAGATGTACAATATTTTGATGATGCTGCAGGAGATGTAATACAAACAATTGGAGTAGTTGATGTTGAACTCAATGTTAGAGATTTATCTTTATCAGTTCAGGCGGATTTATTAGGGCACAGTTATTCAAATGGATTAATTGTAAAGAAAAAAACTGATGCTGCTCCCTTTGTAGCTATAGGATTTAAGGCACTTAAAAGCGATAAAAAGCATTATAGATATATTTGGCTGCTTAAAGGAATGTTCCAGCCAGTAGATTCAAATGCAGAAACTATGACAGATAAAGTAAAAGTACAGAATCCAACAATTAAAGGTACATTTTTGGATAGATTGTATGATGGTGAATATCAGAGGATATGTGAAGATGATGATCCTAATTATTCTCCAGCTATAGGTTCAAATTGGTTTAATTATGTTGATAATCCAGCAGATACAACACCGCCAACATTGTTAAGTTCAGTTCCAGTAGCAGGGGCAACAGGAGTTGCTGACAATAGTAATATAGTTCTTACATTTAGTGAACCTATATTAAATGTTAATGCAAATAACTTTATGTTATTAAAAGCATCGAATGGTGAACCTGTTACAGTAAGCGTAAGCCAAGATACAACAGGAAAGATTATTACTATTACACCACAAGCACCACTTGAAGCAGCAACACAATATATTTCAGTAGTTTCAACTGCTGTAACTGATATAAATAAAAATGCATTAATTGCACCAGTGATTGTTAACTTTACATCTGCTTAAGGGAATAGAACTTCTCTTTTTTTATTCAAGGTTTAGCTTTGTAAAAAAGATTGAACAAAAACTGAATAAAATGAGACATAAATATTAAAAGTAAAAATACTAGTGATGTTCTTTGAAAATTGAATAATACAGCATCTAAGATTCATGCTATAATAGAGAAAAAACAAATATATAGAATAAGGAGATAATCATAATGTCAGTAGCGATTGAGTTAGTTGAGGGAATGCTAGCAAAAGAAGATATAAAAACCGTTCGTATTTTTAAACAGTATAGGGATTATAATACGATTAGAAGAAACTTAAGAGAAGCTCATAGCTCCATAATATATAGTTTAGAACTGTTAAATAGTATACATAATGTTGGAAGTGGTATAATTAACAATCAGAATAGAATGATGTTTGGAAAGATTAGTTTTTATCATGCAATTATGTTATATGCAAAGTGGTTTAAAGAAGTAAAAGGTAAGACTTGGCTTAAAAAAAATGATTATTTTGCAGGACAGCCAGTAGAAATTGAAAAAACTCATGATTACATAATAGTTTTGAGAGATAAATATATTGCACACAATGAAGAAGATTTACTTGGTGGAGATCAGGTAATACTTGAGATAGATGATTACAAAGATATAAAAATAATGAGTAGATGGCAGGAACAGATATTACCTAATGCTAAAGAACTGGAGAAATTTAAAAAATGTATAGAGGTTGTACACAATAAAATTGATGCAGAGAAAATTCCTGAAAAGGAAAAGCTTTTGATAAATGCAATCAATGAAAAACACTTAGTTGAAAAAATACTCAAGTGTCATTATTAATTGTTAACGATATAATAGCAAAACACCGTATTATTCAAGTGAATTTTACGGTGTTTTTAGGTTCGTAATAAACTTTTTTTTAACTATCAGAGGAGGTTTAGAATATGATATTAACATTAAAATTCCCAACAGGAAACACGACAACAGATGAAAATGGAATAGAAGTTCCTGAAATGAAGGAGAAATCCTTTGCTACACCATTTATTTCATCAAGAAAACTAAAAAATTCTTTTGCAGTACAAAAGAAAATGAACAATCCTAACCTAGATGAAGAAACTCTACTTGATGAAATGGCTGATTATATAGTTGATTTGTACGGAAAGCAGTTTACAAGAGATGAACTTCTTGATGGAATATCTCCCAAGGAGATTCTTTTAACTACAAATAAGTGTATACAAGAAATAATCGGTGGACTAAATGAGGCGGCTAAAGAATTAAACCCAAACGTATAGATGGAGAAGGTGATACAGATAATACACTTTCTCCAGAAGATTTTATGCTTGAAATTTACTGTGTTTTATTTGATAAAGGATGGACATTAAGTCAAATTGATGAGATGGACATCTTTTATTATTTTAAAATGATAGGTTACAAAAATAACTCTGAAGAAACAGCATATATTGACCAGGTTTTATAAATGAGGTGATAGTATAGCAGAAAATATAGGAATAAATGCGAAAGTGAGCCTTGATAGTACAGGCTTTAATACAGCAATCAGTGATATAAATAGACAATTAGTAGTAGCTCAGGCTCAATTTAGAGAAGCAAGTAGCAGTGTAAATGGCTTTGGTAATGATACAGCTAGTTTGGAATTAAAATCAGAAATGCTTAGTGAACAATTTGAATTACAGAAAGAAAAAGTTGAAACACTGCAAGAGGCTTATGAAAAGCTAGTATTAGCACAAGGCGAAGATAGCAAAGCAGCAGAAAATATGCAGATTAGGTTACTAAATGCACAAACTCAGATGAATAAAACTAAAAATGAACTTGAGGATACTAATTCAAAGATTGATGAACAATCGTCTGGGTGGGATAAATTATCAGGAGTTACCCAAACAGTTCACGAGAAAATGAGTGGGTTTTTAGATGGTCTTAAAAATAGTTTTTATACTTTAGTAGGAATAGCTGCAGGTGGAGCTGGTTTATTTGAACTAACGGACAAAGCTGTTGAGGCAGGTAATGCTACCTATGAATTATCAGAAAAATTGCATGTAACTACTCAAGAAGCTTCTCAAATGAGTAAAATATTCAGCATAACAGATACAGATACTCAGCCATTTATATCAACTATGTCAAAGCTTGATAAAGCTGTTGAAAGTGCAGGAACAAAGGGAAATGCAACAACAAAATCATTAGAGGAATTTGGGGTAAAGCTTACAGACGCACATGGTAAGTTGCTACCTTTACCAGATCAACTTCAGGTATTATCAGAAGCATATAAAAAGGCAAGTGAAGCAGGTAATGATGAGGCTTTTACTTCAGAGGTTCTTGGAACAAAAGGTCAACAGTTAATACCCTTACTTGAACAATATACAGAAGCTAAACAAGCTGCAAGTCAAGTTAAAGGTATAGGAATAGATCCTAAAGAAGCACATGAAACAGAGGAACAACTGCAAGTATTAAAAATAGAAACTAAACAACTAGGAATGACTTTTGCAAATGCTCTAATGCCAGTAACACAAGCACTTATACCTCCACTAATGAGTGCATTTACAAACCTTGCACAAAATATTAATAGTCATCAAGCAGATATTAAACAGTTTGCAAATAACTTAATAGATGCTGGGAAAAGCATAGGCTCAACTTTAATGCCTATTATAAGAACATTATTTAATTTAATATCTGAGTATGGAGCTGCATCCAAAACTATAATAGAAGGTTTGGCTGGGGCTTTTTTATTTTTCGGACCTGTGGAATCAATACTAACAGGAGTACACAATAAATATGCAGGATTAATGGACTTTGTTGGTGGCGATACAACTAAAAATGCAATCAAAGGAATTAAGGATTTTGCAACAAATTTAAGCTTTAAAGATATTCCATTTGGATCATTTGAAGGTTTAACAGGAGGTCTTAAAGAAGTTGGAAGTGCAATGTCAACAGTAATTACTGGACCATATAAAATATTTATAGATGGAGTAAAAGGATTACCAGAATTAATTAGGGGTATCTCCTTTGGGAATATAGTTACAAAGATAACTAATCCATTTACAAAAATACCTGAATTATTTACAGGAGTAAAAACTGCTTTTACAGGACTCGGTTCAACCATAGTAACAAAAGCTCCACAAATATTAGGAGGGTTCAAGCAGGCATTTTCTATTGAAGGATTAATGAATATTGCCAAAGGAGCATTTGGACTTGTAACTAATCCTTGGGGTGCTTTAGTAATTGGAATAGTAGCAGGAGTTGGTGCAATAATAGCAAATTGGAGTACTATAAAAGCTTGGGTAGTAGAGCATTTTGGGACTACGCTGCCTACAAGTTTTAATCAGTTTAAACAGATATTTGAACAAATATGGAAGAGTATAAGTCAAACATTTACTGGTGTTTGGAATGAAATAAAGCAAGTAGTAACAGGTGTATGGAATTATATTAACCCTACTATAACAGCCGCAGTAAGTTCTCTGCAAAGTTTTTGGAATCAAGTGTGGCCAGAAATCAAGCAGGTTTTCATTGAAGTGTGGAATGTAATGAAAGTTGTCTTGGCTCCTGCAGTAGCTGTTCTATACACTACAATTTCAACTGCACTTGGTTTTATAAAAGGTTCTTGGAGTAGTGCATGGAATTCTATTAAAGATGAGCTAAAGTTTGCTTGGGATACTATAACAGGAGTAATTAGAACAGCATGGGATATAATTAGTGGAGTTATTAGGGTAGGTTTAGATATTTTGACAGGCAACTGGAGGCAGGCGTGGAGTGATTTTAAGAATATATTTGTTAATGTATGGCATGATTTAGGAAGCCTTATAGGAAATGTAGCAAGAGATGCTCTAAATTGGGGAAGGGATATAATTGATGGAGTTATCGATGGTCTAAAAGGTGCTGCTGGAGGTTTATTTAGTGCTGTTGGTAATATTGCCAATAGTATTGCTTCTAACTTTAAAAGTGCTTTAGGAATTCATTCCCCTTCAAGAGTTATGATGGAACTGGGTGGATTTACAGTTCAAGGACTAAATGAAGGACTTAAAAATAATAGTGATATGATAACAAATACTATGTCGAACATAGCGAGTGTTATTAGTCAACCAATAAGTATACCTCAAAGTTCGCTTAATAATGCACTTAATGCAGTAAATGGATTGTCAACAAATTTAAACTTAGTGGCTCAATCTCCTGCTATGATTGCAGGCACAGCTTCCCAGAGTGCAGGAACCAATATTATTAATTTTAATGGTAATTATGGTTTTAATAATAAACAGGATATTGACTACTTTATGAATCAAGCTGTTTTGCTGACTCAAAGGAGGAGTTTTTAATGTTTATCAATGGACTTCATCATTCTACCTATGGAATTATAGGTTGCGATATTGATATACAGATTGCACAAATTACCACTTATGATGAGTGGCTAAGAAAAGCGAATGCCCCAACAGCTGTAGGTTATAAAGAGACATATAAATTAATAACCTGTAAGTTTTTCTTTAGAGGGGATTCAAAACAAAGTGTTACTGAAAATATAAGCAATCTTGCCTCTAGCTTAAAAAGATGTGCAATACAGCCTGATAATAGTGAATTTATGTATGACTGTACTTATGATGCTGTCCAGCAAAGTCCAAGTAAAACACAGAAATACAATGGATTGCAGCAGGTTTTTACAGCTCAATTGCAATCAGGATATGCGTATAAGCCTTCTTTGACAGTGACAATGAGTAATGTAACTACACAACTAATTAATGTTGATGGAAATATTGAAACAGATGCCATAGTAACAGTAACGGTTCCTATAAACACTATAAGTTTAACCTTGACGGGATTTGGAGAAGGCAATATAACAATTAATAATCTACATGCTAATGTACCAATAATAATTGATGGAGAACAATGTTTGATTACTGAAAATGGCATTAACAAATTTGGTGATACTGACATGTGGGAATTTCCTTCTCTTAAGCCAGGAGCAAATACAATAACTACAAGTGCATCTAATTGTACTATTCAAATTCAATATAAACCTAGGTGGATATAGAGTCTAAAATAAAGGCTCTTATTTAATTTTTTGAAGGAAAGGAATTAAAAGATGAATGAAAATAAGATAGGGGTGGTTAAATGCTACAGCTATTTGACGTAAACCATAATAAAATTGAATTGCTGCAAAATGCAAAAGATATTAAATTGGAGAGAGAGCTTTCAGGAATTGAAACCCTCTCTTTTTCTTACCCTCAATCAGATAATAAATGTTCTTTAATTAAGAATGAAGGATTTATACGAACAAAGTCTAATGAATACGTAATAAAAGAAGTAAATCCAAATGTTAACTGGACAGAAGTTATTTGCAGGGTAAATACAGATGATTTATATGGTAAACAGTTTGATGATTTTGAAGTGAATGATTCACTGCTTAATACTGTAAATTTAGCTATAGCTGGAACAGGATGGACTGTTGGAAACTGTGATGTTACAAAGATAAGACATATAGCGCTCAAATATAAAAATGCTGTTGATATTTTAAAAGAGATAACAAACATATGGCTTTGTGATATATGGTTTGATGCCATTAACAAGAAAGTTAATTTATATAGTGAAATGGGTTCAGATAAGGGAGTTTATTTTATTGATGAGCTTAATTTGAAAGAACTAACAGTTCAAGGGACTTCTTATGATTTTATTACTAGATTAATTCCTTTAGGTGCAAAAAATCTTGATATAACAAGTGTTAACAATGGCTTAAACTATATTGATAATCATGAGTATTCAAGCAAGATAATTACTGGATACTGGAGAACAAAACAATATACAGATCCAGAGGCTTTAAAGGATGATAGTGTTTACAGATTAAATGTATATTCAAAACCTGTCGTGGCTTATAATGCTAAGATTATAGACCTTGCAAATTGCAGCAGTAGTAAGTATTCAATATTAGAATACAGTTTAGGTGACACTATTACACTTATAGATAATATTAAAGGTATAAAAGATATTGTAAGAATAGTAAAATCAACAGAATATTTATTAGAGCCTGAAAAAAATGAAGTGCAGCTTAATAACAGATTACAAATGCTACAGGATATGAATATTCAGCTTATGGATGCGGCTGATTCAGTAGATGCAGTAACCAACGGTGATGGAAGTAGTATAGATGGTTCAACTATAGATAGTGTGGATTTTTCCCAAGTTCAAAATGTTAGTATTGGTAATGCTGAGATACAGGATGCGTCTATAAGCACAGCTAATATTCAAGATGGTGCTATTGTTACAGCAAAAATTGGAGATGCACAAATAACACAGGCTAAAATAACAGATGCAGCAATAGGTAATGCCCAGATACAAAATGCTGCAATTGGCACTGCAAATATTCAAGCGGAATCTATAACAACAGCACTAATAGGAACTGGAGCAGTTGATACAGAACAAGTAGCTGATGGAAGTATAACTGATGCTAAAATAGTTAGTTTAACAGCTAATAAAATAACAGCTGGAACTATTGATGCAGGAGAAATTGATGTTGTTAATCTACACGCAGTTAATATTACTGTGGGACAAATTAATGGAAATCAAATTGCAGATGGCACAATACAAAGTAATAATATTGCAGAAAATGCAGTAGAAGCTGTAAATATAGCAAGTGGGTGTATTTCAGCAGATAAGATTGCACCAGGTACTATAACAGGAGATTTAATAGCTGCTGGTACTATAAAGGAATCTCAATTAAATTGGTCATCACATTTAATGTATTAAAACTTGTTATTTTATATGGAGGTATATTAAGTATGTCAAAAAGAGTTGAAAAGAAAAACACAAAATTATCACGCAGCATTGAAAAAGCAGTAAATGATGCGTTTATAAATGGTTTTGCCAGTGTTTTAAAGGATATCGAATATAGAATTGAAACGCTAATGGATGTAGGAATAGGTGCAAATACAGGATTAAGAAGTAAAGTAAACTCGAGAGACTTAAATTTAGCTAGCCCTATACTTGATGGTTTTGTTATTACGGATAACTCGCCAAGTGCTGGTTATGTTAAATGGACAGGCTGTAATGTGGTCTACAAAGGTGTAAATGTAGCTATAACAGATGGTAATACAAGCTCAACTT